AAAATACAACACCGGCAGGGCCGGGGGGAGGGGGCACAGGTCTTAAACCCGGTGTTGCGCACACTTGTTACGATAGAACCCGCCAAATGGCTGGGAGCGATTACTACTTCGACCACGTTGGCTCCTGAGGACGACCGGCCCCCTGTGAAAATAAACCGGCTTGCTTTGCCTCTTTGGTCCACTCTTTGCGCGGGCAGGAGAGCCAGCGTTCATGAGCACGCTTCCGAGTCTCCTCGGCGTCTGTGAGGCGTTCTTGGGCCTCTCGGAGACGCCTTGGGTTCTGGCGAAGGGGAGGCAGGTCTCGCCAATAGTCCAAGTCGTTTATGCAATCTCTGAGGCGCGCCCACGCGTATCGGAGGGCCAATTCGGCGGCCTTAAGGTCGTCGCCCTCGGCGCGGGCCGCCTGGATTTCATCTCGGAGATCGACCTCCGCCTGTAGGGCACTCATAGCGCCCCCTCAAATCCCTTCAGATTGACCGTAGGGCTACCAACCACCGATTGACCGGGTGATGCTGCCCCGTTGCCGGAAGAGGCACTGGAAGCGAAAACAGGGGGCGTCCAGTTGATGGGGTACAGACGGCCCGCGTTCTTCCCACCCGCCGAGGGGGCGAGGAGCCCTTTACGGCGAAGGCGATACACTATGTACGACCGGCACTTGGGGTCCATGCTGGCAAGCCCGGCCATACGGAAGACGCTGAATGACCGCAAGCCAGGGTGAAGGCGGACGATACGCATGATCGCTTCCTCCCTTTTACTCTTCATGTTGCTCCTTTTTGCCGCGTTCTACCGCTGTTAGTGGCCGCCAGTGTCCGCTTGAATCCTGGGCAGTCAGAATATTGTCGATCGTGGCATCTCTCGCCAACCACCCCTCGCACACCTCTCCGATGGGCGTGCCACCACGGCAGGAGGGGCACTTGAGGGCGGCCTCAATCACCCGTCCTTTCCGCCAGATTGCCACCTCCACCCAGCCAGAAACGCAAGCGGGACACGCACTCGCCGTCGGGCTGCCCGAGGTGCGGAGGAGATCGAGGAGCCCTTGGAGGGCGTAGGAGCCTGGGCCAGTGATGAATCGGGTCACCGCCAACTCAAGACGATCATCCGAGGCGGCACTGATGGGGGCATGACGCGCCCACTCATCGGCCTCTCGGTCGATCCATGCTTGCCCCTTGCGCCACCGATGGGCGATGCGATCAAGGGCGGCGAGGATGGCGATTTTAGTGGCCACGCTTGGCCTCAAGGCGTTTCCGACTTTCAGCCATGAAGTCGACGATCTGGCCCGCCTGCTTGGCTTCGGCCTGGCGGGACCAAGCGGCAGCGAACCGGCGGCCCATCGAAGCCCGTTCGGCGTCGTGGGTTGCGTTGCAGATCGCCAGCCACCCGCCCGCAGATTCAACACCGTCTTTCAGGCGTGCCAACGGAAGCTGAAGGCGTTCTGAGAGCAGCTTGGCCCAGTCCTTCTCGTTCCGCCCGATAGAGCCCGCTTGGCGGAGGACTGAGGACCAAATATCGCGGCCCGTCAGGGCGTTGTCAGCGGCCAAGGACAACGCTGCTTTTTTGAGGGAGGGGCAATGCCCCAAAACATCGGCAGGGGCAGGCCAGAAGCGCCCCACCCGAGCGTAAGCCGTGCCAGCCGCCCCCAATTCCTGATCCGAGATATCGGAGCAGAGCAGATCCCAATCCCCAATCAGATCGGCAAAATCCGACTCAGCCGGAGGATTACCCAGCCGGATACGGGCGAAAAAAGCGAACAGGCTAATAATTGCTTGACGACTGGCCATCAGAGACCTCCTCAGCGGCAAGCCGCTGTAATTCAGACATGATACCGTCCTTTTTTGATGCCTTGACGACAACCTGAGCAGGCAAAACCCGTCCATCGGCATCCAACACCGTCCCAGCCCCGCTCGGAGGCATCGCAGAAGGCCCCGTCCGCCGTTCCTTCGGTGGCACCCATCCCCCCGACCGGAAGGCTTTTACGGTGGCTACCTTCCGATTAATCCCCACGATACGCCCCAAGTCCCATTCGTCCAAGGTGGCGGCATCGGTCAAGGTTAGGACCGATGCCAGCCGAAAGGCATTGATAACGGCGCTTGCCGCCCCCAGATTCATCCCTGCATTGACCAGGAGGGGCAGCAAGGGCGACTCTTGGGTCTCCTCGGTCTTGGGTGGGGGCGAAATGGACGGCCCGAATTTGACCTCGGAGACGCCCTGCTCAGGGGCGGGCTTGCGGCCAATAGACATCCGGCCAGGGTCAGCCGGAGCATGCGCTTTTGGTGGGTTGAGTGGGGGTGGCTCCTCCCCTCCCCTCTCAATCTTAATCTCTTCTTCTCTCTTAAAAGGATCGCGCGCGCATGAGGCGGTCCGTTTCCGGTCCGATGCTCGGTCCGTTTCCGGTCCGACATCCACTTTTTTAGCAGGTACATCCTTATTCTCATTGGTCCGATGCTCGGTCCGTTTCCGGTCCGTCGGGCGGTCCGCCACTCGGTCCGACCATGACTTAGGCATAGATGCCCCCGCCTCAGCAGCCCAAACCGCCACTTTTGGCATAAACGCCAGTACTCGTCCCTTGCCCCATGCGGTCGCTTTTTGAAAAGCGCATGCGGAAACGTCCTCTCCCTGATGCCACCGGCCAAGAAGATCCACCCATGCCTCAGCATCGGTCGCAACGTGATCACCGGTGAGGCGTCCGCCGATCCACTGAGGCACCCGATACCATGCAGCCTCATTCACGACTGGACCCCAGCGTCATGCTCAATTTTGCTGAGCGGCCCTTCCAAAAGAGCAATGATGAGATCCCGCCTGGAAACAACCAGGGGGTTTTTGGTAGCCACAACTGGCAACACCCGATCCAGTCGGTCTAAAAGACGCCTAGGGAGGCGTTGAAGAGTGCTATCGGCTGAGTGCATACCAATCCTCTTATAGATGGTATACCGACCTGTCAACCCAATATCTCAGGTGAACGGTTCTACGACCCAAAAACAAAAAAGCACCGGTCACCCGATGCCCTTTGGCTCTGCAACACTGACAATCCTCAATACCCCATCCATACCTCAAATTAGTGATTGATTTTGAATGTCTGCAACATGCAGACTCAATCACCCTAACCGCCTGACACCCAATCGTCAGGCATAGATCACATCAAAAGATCCTCCCCACGTCGATAGCCGCATCAGTCGCCCCATCAGCCCGCCATTGACCCTCAGGACCGTACAGCGTCCAGAGCCGCCGCCCTGGCAAGGGCTTAGCCGGTCTCTCCAGTCGCCCCAGGAAGCGACCACCCCGCCGAAACAGAGTGCAGACCGCAGGCTCGACGAGACCGAGCCCGCTAATCTCAACATCCGGAGGCACCCGCAACCGCTCCCGAGTCGCCCGAACGGCATGCCGACAGGGACGGCCAGGCGCAGCACCACAAACCTCACATGGAATCCATGGTCCCTCAGAGGGAGTGACGTGAACGATCCCATACTCCCCCCACTCAGGGACCGGAGAACTCATCGGACCCGCCGCCGCTGAATTTCCACCATGATTTTTGCCGCCGTTTTGGCATCAGCAAGAGCCCGATGTGCAGGCGATTCCATCGGCACCCCGTAAAATTCGGCAGCCTCACTCAATTTCGGGAATTTGTACTGGCCATTCGAGAACCGAGGCAACGCACCTGCCGCCCCCATCTCAGCATGAGCCTTGCGCATGATGCAGCCGCAAAAAGGCACCGGTTCAAGGTTCATCCTTAACATCATCTCAACATCAAACCCGAGATTGAAGCTGGTTGAAAACACCTTATCCCCAGCCGGCCCGAGCGCCAGCATCCATCCCTCAGCCCGTCCTTTTGCCTCCCTGGACTCCAGGCCCTCAGCCCTCAGCATCTCTGGAGTCAGGCCAGAGATGGAGAGCGCCATCGATGCCCGCTCATCCAAAACATCGGGATAAATCAGGCACTCAAACTGATCGATAATCTCCCCAGAGGTATCGACCAGGACCGCCCCCAGGTCCACCACAGCGGCCCAGGAGTCCCGAGGGAGGCCAGTGGTCTCAGTGTCCCAAACGATAATCGGCGATGAAAACAACATCAAACCACCTCCTCAACAGAAATTAAAACAGACGGCAACTCCCCCACCGAGCCATACCATCGGGTGACAGAGCCGATCTGTATATGGCAGTCATCCGACACGATCCCGCCACCCTGGAGAGCGTCGCAGACCGCCTTGAGCACGTTGTCAGCATCGGGCTTAGACCACCGCTTACAACGTCCCCCGCCCCAATCCTCTTTTGAGACCGAGGCAGGCCGAGAAAGAGGACGATCAAAAATGGCCACGACGGACACCCGGATAGGCCCCTTCCCCATCGGGAAGCCAGCCCGGATCGCCTGATTAGCCAGGATGAGCGCCGCCTTCCGTTTCCAGGCCATGTAAGCCTCAGGCATATGGACTCCACGACCCGCAGCCCTCGGTCGTGGGCAGGGGACAGGATCGCCAGGGATGACCAGATCCGCCCTCATGCTCCAAACCCCGGAAGTGGTCGCTGCTTCTCTTCTTTTGTGGGGTCCCGACGGCAGATAACCTCGGACGTATCCGAACGGACCTCAACAACCTCCCGAGCCAGTGAATCCCACTGGATGACGACCTGCACTTGCCGATCCTCGGCCCCGTCCAACGCCTTCCGACGTTCCCAGCCCGCTGAGGCTTTTAGGGAGTCGATGACCTCCTTTCTGGCTTTTGCCTCAGCCTTAGCCGCTGCCTCTAGCTCCTCAATTTCCCGATACAGATCCAAGGAGGCGTGAGACGCCGCAGCAACCTCCTCAACCGTCAATTTCACCGAGAGGCACCTCAGGGTAGTGCCGATGATCTCTAGTGGGGCGACCCCATCCCCAATATCCAGGCGAATTTTCTTGAGGCGATCCAGAACCAGATCCGCCAGATCCGCCCGGCCGAAGCCCGACCGAAGCCGAGCGGCAACCGCCTCAAGTAGGCTCTCATCAGAGACCTGCTCAAGCTCATCCAAAACCCCAGGGATCCCGCGAGCCGCAAAGGCCGCGAAAAGCTGCCCTACCAGCCACGCAACGGGCTCAGTCGGTCCAACCGCCCGATCCTCAAGGATCGCATCAACAACCTCATCCACCTTCTTTTTACGTGCCATTTTCTTCCTCAGAAACCCCGGACGCGGGGAGCGCCTTGACCGCCGCCAGGATGGCAACGGCCAGGGAATGATTGATTTTGCCACCGTCGCGGACTTTCCGAACGGTATTGATCGCGACACCGGTATCTCTGGAGATACCGCGCGCAGTCGCCCCAGAGGGGCCCCAGAGGGCCCTGATCTGGTCATGGATTTTATCGGTAGACATGCCCCCCCTTATCGGCACCCCAAGGTGTGTCAAGAATGATATATCAAAAATAATACATTGACGAGAGGTATCATTCTTGATACCCCTTGATCGTTCCCAGAGGATCAATGCCACGGTACGATGATGAGCAATTTCGACGGGCTCAAGCCCAATTCGATGAGATGGAGCAACCATCCGAGGACGATCTACCATCGGATGCAGACGTCCTTGATTTTTGCTGGGGAGAGGATCCCCCAGCCACCCGAACCCAAGCAGCCGCCGCCCTGGCAGGCATAAGGGGCGGTCTGACTGCCATCGTGCGGCAATGAGCGACCGCTACGACAATATGACCATTGAAGAGCTGGCCAGGGAAGCGGCTGCCCGGGTTGTTCAGGCTGCCGATCGGGGAGAGTCAATCTGGTTCCCTGCTACTGATCTGGTCAAAATCGGGCAGCACGCAGCAGGGTTGAGCCGCCGCCTGGAGGTGGATCAGGCTGTCATCAAGGCCGCAAAAGCCCTTCATCGGGACTTCATCCAGCTTGTCCAGATGGATGGAGAACCATGCCTGATTTGCGGCAGAACCCATCCAGACCCGCATGAGTCCGATTGCACAGCCCTTGCCCTCCGACTGGCCTTGGATGCCCTGGAAGGTGTAGAATGAGCGGCTTTTTAGGGCATGATATGCCAAAGAACGCCCCCAATTGCCTCCTTTGCATGACCCCCCGCGCCCATGCCTCAGGCGAATGCAGCGCCCGCCTGAGGGCAGCACTCAACCAAACTGATGAGCAATTGGCCCTCCTCAAGAGCGATATGCTGGCAGCCCCAGAAGGGGCCTGTACCTGCATCCACACCCACGCCCCCACCTGCCCAGCCGCCCCCCGCCCGGTTGACCTTGCCGCCCCTTGGGTGGGGATGCGGATCGCGGTCCAGCACGAAGAGGGGGACATGGATGGAGCAGTCACCGAAGCATCCCCCAAATGGGTTGGATGGCGCCTGGATGGCGCACATAGCGACGCCCGCCTTGACAGAGCAACCTGGGATCAATGGGTCCAAAAGGGATGGATCAAAGCCTCCCTCCAATGGACTTTTGGAGGGAAGCCATGATCCCCAAAATCTACCCCACCCGCGAGGCATGGCTTGCCAGCCGCGATCCCCTGAGCATCGGAGCATCGGAGGCCGCAATGGCCCTCGGAGTCTCCCCCTATGGGGGCCCCTGGGATCTCTATGAGCGCAAACATGGAGCCATCCAACCCGATAGCCCCCAGATGGCAAGGGGGAGGAAGTGGGAGGCCAGGGTGCTGGAGGACTACGCAGAGGCCGCCGAAGTCCAGATCGTAGACCCGGCGATCCACTTTTCCGGGAAGCCTGGAATTGTCACGATGGCACACTCAGACTTCCCCTGGCTCAGATGCTCCCCGGACTCCCTCAGCCGCTCTAATGGGGTTTTGGGTGGGGTGGAGGCCAAAACCGCCACCGACGCCGGAGCGTGGACCCCTGAGAAGGGGATGGTTTTGGATCGATGGACCGATGACGCCGCCACCATGATCCCCGCTCACTATGCAGTCCAGGTCTATGTCAGCCTGGAAATCTCAGGGCTGCCTTATTGGGATTTATGCGCCCTTGTCCCCGCCGCTGGGTGGCTGGAAGTGCGGTGGGTCCGAGTGATGCGGGACACCGCGACCCAGGGGCAGATCTTGGAAGCCTTGGCCGATTGGCAAGGCCGACACCTGGCGCACGGCGAGCCGCCCCCCATCGATGGGTCGGGCGCATGCAATCGGCACCTCAGCGCCTCTTTCCAGAAGCGCCCCGCCCGCGAGGCCACCGGAGACGAGTTGGCCAGCCTCACGGAGTACGCAGCCCTTAAGGCCCAAATCAAAAGCCTTGAGGACCGCTCGGACCTCCTCAAGAACCAACTGATCCAGATCTCTAATGGGGCCCGCCTTCTCGCCAATTCAGGGAAAGGGGCTCCCTACGGTCAACCACAATTCAACCAAGGAAAAACAGGAATCGACACCGAAAAGCTCAAAGCAGAATTCCCCGAAGCATGGGCCGCCTGTCAAAAGCAGGGAGCCCCCTTTACAACATTCAATCTGTACAAATTCAGCAAGGAATAACCATGACCACCGAAATCGCCAAACCCTCCTTTGACCGCCAGCTCTCAACCTACGTCAAGGGCTTGGGCTCTCTGGTCCCTGAATCCGTCCGAAATCGCCTCCTCCGCCTCGTCACGGTCGAAGCCGCTCTCAATCCCAAAATCCAAGAATGCACCCAGGCGTCCGTGATGCGGGCGGTGTACCTCTCCGCCCAATTGCAGCTTGAGCCGGGGGCGGTCAAAGGCGAATTGTACTTTATCCCTCGCCTTATCACTGTGAAGCGTGAGAATGGCTTTGATAAAGAAATGCAGCTCCAAACCCAAATTGGGTATAAGGGCTATCTGACCCTTGCCCGCCGTTCCGGCCAAATCAGTATGATCGATGCCCATGCAGTTTTTGAGGGTGACGCCTACGAGATTGCTCTCGGCACCGAACCCAAATTGATCCACGTCCCGCAGAAGGGCGTAGACCGCACCAAAAGCGCCAATATCATTGGGGCTTATTGTATTGTGAAGCTCAAAGATGGTAGCACTTATTTTGAGTGGCTTTGGAAAGACGAGATCGACGCCCGCCGCGCCCGCTCAGAAAACCGCAGCGACAAGGGCCCTTGGTCAACCGACTATGCAGCGATGGCACGGAAAACGGCGATCCGTGCCTTATTCACAGGCGGACGCGTCCCGATGGCGGACCAAATTGGACTGGCCACCCTTTTAGACGAGGAAGCCACCCCAGAACAATCGCGGGCAGCCCTGGCAACGATGGCTGAGGAGATGCGCCAAAACGGCCTGGACGCGACCATTATTGAATCCGTCCCCGAAGCTGCCCAGGAAGCCCCCGCCCCACCCAAAAACGCCCTCGGCATCTCCCTCACCGAGATCCCCGCGATTGAAGCCGTCCGGGAGGCCGAAAAGGCCCTCCCCGAAGCGGAGATCAAAGCGATTCGTCGTGCCCGCAAGCTCAGCGAGTCCGACGACATCTCCAAAATCGCCCCTGGATTTTGGCCCGCATACCTGTTTGAGCTCAAAAAGGCCCACACCGAGCTCAACAAATGACCTGTTCTTGCGGGGCGGCCTGTAGCCCCGACATCAAGAATTGCGGGCGGTGTTTCTGGCTGGCAATGAAGGCACGCCGCCCCTGGTGGCGGTTCTGGTAGGGTGAAGCCGGGTATCTTTGCGGATACCCGGCTTTTTATTATATCATAATCATTATGATTTATTTTATTGACGGGGCACGTAGGGCAGGGTAATTAAGAATCACCAAGGGCGGAAACAACCCACCTTGCAGGAGCCTCAAATGACCACCCGCCAAGAATTAGCATCCCGCATCGCAGAAAGCCTCGGCACCCCCGACCATGTTGAGGCTATCGACGATGCACTGTGTGACCTGCACCGCAACGGAAAAATCGACAGTTACGATCTCAATCAGGATGACTACACTGCCGCATGTCGCCTTGTTTGGGATGAGATTTTGTCAGAGTGCGACTACCCTTTCTGAACCTGTAAGCCCTGCTTACAAGTTGCCAAATCACAATCAGGAGCCACCAATGCCCAACCCCATCCTCATTCCTCTCTCCCTCCCCAATAAACGCCCCGCCATGGCCACGCTGGTCCACGCGACCCACACCACGATCCTCGCCAGTCTCAACGGGGAGACAATCACCTTCACCCGCCAGGGCGATCGCCTCGGCGTCGGGACGCCCTACAAGATCGCACCCCAATTCCTAAGCGGAATCCCCCGCCCCAAAGGACGCCCGCCGACCAAACCGAAGGCCGAGCCCGCCCCCGTCGGGCGGCCGAAGGAACCGCCGAAAGAGCGGGGCCGCTTCGACTTCCGTCTACCAAAATCCCAGGTCGATGCCATCGACGCCATCCGGGGAGAGCTGTCCCGGCATGAGTGGGCGAGGCGAGTTGTCACTGACCGGTTGGAAGAAGTTGACCATCTACGAGCCAAAGTCATCGACAAGCAAGCCGACGCCGGTAATTGGCGGAGGCAGTTCGACGCCGCCCGTGATGCCCTGGACGCGTGCCACTTTGAAAAGGCGGCCCTTGCCACTGCGCTTGCCGATGCCAAGGCTGAGATTGAGCGGTTAAGACAGCACTTTGCGGCGTAGTACCCGCAAAAGATACGCCCTCCGCAGCAGTTGAGGGCTGTGCCGGGGCGGTGAGGGTCTTGTGCCCCTCACCGCCCTTTTGCTTTAAGTGAGAGGTGTCAATTGCCCATACTTATCACCGCCCTATACATCGCAGGCACGGCCCTATCCGTCGCCGCCTGCATCGTCAGCCCCGCAGCGATCCCCGCCCTGGCCCTTGTGGGTGCAGGGTGTGGGTTTATGATGCGGGCGTGGGAGGTAGCCGCAAGCCAAAGCAGACAAACCAGCCAAGCAAGCAAGCCTTCTTGGCAATCACAACGCCCTGCCACGACGCGGTGCAAAGCGGCTCGGTCTGTGCCTATCTTTCAAGAGCACACAATAGAGCCACTGTCACTTTGAGGTAGAAGCCACCGTCCGAATCGCCGCTATCCGATTGAGCCACCCGCCCAGGAATTTCGCTTGGGTGGCATCTCTCGCCACAATGCGCCGCACAAAAGCCTCCCTCGCACTGACCACCAACACCGGATCGACGGCCTTTGCGGCTTCCAGCGTTTTGGGCCCAATCACGCCGTCGATGGCCAGCCCAGGACACGCCCCCTGAAGCAGCTTGATCGACCTGGATGGACCCGAATTGACCGCGCAGTCAAAGACCACAAAAGCCAGGGGCCAAGGCAAACTATCGCACTTGCAGACGTCCCAATAATTCCGCCGATAGATAATCTCGACCTCCTCATCCCGGATCTCTTTGACCGGATGCGATGGCACAAAAACAGCCAGGGCCGCATTATGCGCCGCATCAGAACTGAAGTCGGAACGGGATGGCGGATATGAAACGCTGACACCAATCGACCGGAGATAAGCGTCGTAGACCGCCTGAGTTATCCCCCGGTTCGTTGCCCCTCCGTGGTCCGAGGGATTGTTGACGTACCCCCCTTCCCAGGTGAGGGTGGCGGCCAAGGCTTTATGAAAGCTATCCATAGAATCTCCACAAGAATTTGGGCAGCCACCAGGGCCCCCGTTTGGTCAATGCGACGACAATCAGGACAATGTTTTGTCGCTCTGCTTTCTCGTCTAACTCCAGAAGGGCGATTTGACGCCTTACAGCGGGCGAATCGATATAGTCGGGGTCAATCGACAGACAGACGTGGAGCGTTCGTGCCGCCCGCGCCGTGTCGGTCGCCCGGCTTTCGATTCCTACCAGGGCATCTATCGCCCGCTCCATGATCAGATATTCGCCAGGGTACGGGCGCGGGCACGAAGGCGGGCGCGTGTCTCTGAGTTTTGGGCAGCGTACCAGGTGCGGTGGATCTGATTTGGGTGGGTATTCAGGTTCCACCCATCCCAGGCGGCCTGGGATATCTCGGCCTGGGCACGCGCCCCGCCGGGTCCGGTCCAAGAGGCCCATGGGTAGGTGACCTCCGTCCCCATATCGCTCAGGATTACAGCATCGGGGACGAGCCCGGCGACGCGCCATACAATGTGGACGTCTGAGTCGGGGTCGTAGTTCCCCGCTTGTACAGGGGCTGAGCAGGCAAGGAAGAGAGTTGAGAGGAGAAGGAAAGAGCTGAATTTCATCAGGACCCCTGAGACTGAGGGTTGACCGACAGAAAAAGCGAGGGCCACCCATCGGGGGAGCGGTCGGTCTCAATCAGCAGATCGATCGCCCTTTCGATGGCGGCCCGTGGCCAGTGTGTAAAGTCGATGTCCTCCTCGCCTTTTTTGGGGCTGGGAAGGGGGTTACTCGTTTGTAGGGAGGGCATGGATGGAGGCTCCGAGGACTGAGGGTAGGAGGGAAAGCTGGCCGGAAAGGGCAAGCAGCAAGGCCAGAAAGATGAAAGCCGCTGGCCATGGGTGCGTTTTAGCCCACTCCCACCCGCCCTGGATAGGGACGGCTTTATCCTGCCTTTCCCTGATTTCTTTTATATCACCTCTAAGCTCAACAATTTGAGCAGCCAAAAGCTTGACGGCTACCGTCAGCCCCTGGATCGCCTCAGCAGTCGTCATGCGCACCTCTCAAGGGTTTTAGCATGATTTTAGTCTTTTGGCTTATACGCGCGTTGCACTACCTCTTCTTTAGTCGCCATCTTTCACCTCTGGTATCCACCCAACGCCATACTCGCACCACTCGCCGTTGATCTCAATCTGAAAACCCCACACCTCATCGCCGCGCACGTCGGTCACAAAACACGGTGCGCCGCCGTCAACGGGTGCAAGGATATCTCCGATTTCAGGGGGTATTTTCATGTTCTGAATACCTGTTGGAAGTGTGCGCCATAAATGTAATTTGTATTCGTGCCACTCGTAGCGCCTGAATAGTGATACATCCCGTTATAGGTATTAGATGCTGGCAAAGTCGCCGTGACTGTTACTGACGTTGTAGAGGTCCATGTGTTTATATCGCCGGTCTTTATCGTGACTGTGACCGATCCCCCACCTGCCGCACACACGATTTCTATTTTGTAAAACGTGCCTACGGCGACCGTCACGCCGCTATCGGTATCGGTGGTTGTAGTGGCATTTCTTGTGATTATGCGCCAATTGCCACCGCTTGCTTGACGATAGACGACACTCACCTGCTGAACAGCATCAGCAAGCGCGGTCGTCATTGTGTTGCTGGTTGTAAGCCCAAACTTATAGACGTTTCCGGTCAACGCAGTTGTGTTCGTCAGCACAACAATAGACGCAGTAAAAGCCCCACCCCAAATACAGGTATCAAGGTTCGTTGTGTAAATTGCGCCGCTACCTGTACGACGCCCTACCCTGTTGCCGTTGCTGTCGAAAATAAGGGCGGTCGTGCCTGTCTGTGTCAATGTTCCGTTGTCAGCCAAGAAACTCGACAGTTGAGGATACCAGTCCACCGTGTAGGCAAAGGTGGCGTCTCTATCAGTGTTCGATCCGCCCGTCATTGATATTGTAGGATTACTGCTTACACCGTCACCGTTGGTAATTGTGACGCCTGTACCTGCTGTAAGGGTGCGGGCCGCTACCGTACCCGCGCCCGTGCGAGCAATGAACCCGGTTGCCGATAGTGCAGATATTGCCGTCAATATCGCCGAGTACGCCTGCGCCCCGCCCGACGCGCCAAGTTTCAATAGCCCCGCAACAGTTGTTGATGCGGTACTAATCCACGAATCAACCTTACCACCCGCATCTGCCACCACGACATAGCTTGCAGTCGGCGTTGCACTGGCACTGACGCCCGCAATCGTCGTACCCGACCGCCCCAAAAGCTGGCCAGCCGATACCGCGCCCATTGTGAGGGTTGTGCCACCGCTTTCACGTAGGCCCCGTGCCTGCGTCACCGTCGGGTTGGGGTACGTGCCGCCGAGGTCACCGCCTGCTGATCCTGTGGGGGCCCGACTGTCAGAGAGGCGGCTGTCACTGCCTTGGCATACAGTACCCGCCGTTGTGCCGTAGGTAAGCGACAAATAGCTCATCGCTATTGCGCTGCCCTGCCAAGTGCCGCCTGTGATTGTGCCAAGGGTGGTCAGATTTGTAGAGCCTGCCCACGTCGAAAGGGCGGTGTTTTCGACGTTATTGAGCGACAAATCCGTCTTTACGGTACTTGGTGACTTCCACAGGGGGTCTGTGCCGTTGCTGCCCAGAAGGTACGTCGATGCGCCCACCGCCAGCCCAGACCACGTAGCCGCCCCACGAGTGGGGATCATACCCCGTGTGGTAGCTACAAGGTCAAGGGCGGTTGATCCTGTATAATACGCGGCTGCCCCTGCGCCGTCGAAGCCTGCCAGTCGTGAAGCAGTGCCTGTGTATCCGCTCGATGTCCAGGGGCCACCCCCGCCCCCACCAGGGGGCGTATAGACCGCCTCTCCTGCCGATTGCGTGAGTGTGCCCGTAGCAAAGCGCAAAACCGACGAGACAACCCGCCCGCTGCCCTGTCTGAAAATCACTGGTGGCATCCGGCCTCCTGGGTGGCTATCGTCCAGTGGCGAGGTCTAAAATGCTTCTGATTCTGGCATGCGCTTCCGCTCCGATTGATTCGACCGTAGCCGCCCCCGCCGCCCCCACCTTCTCCGAGGTCGCCGTCGAGTGCGACCGAGGCCAGGCGTCGCTCAAAAGTGCTGCGCTGATTGGTTCCACCGTCGTCAACGTCTGGCAGTGCCAGAACACCACAGACAATCCGCTTTGCACCAACAACAATATCTATTGGTGGCGTGACGCTTCGGGGGCGATGACCTTCTTTTGTAGTGACGGCGATACCATCCACGTCCTCACGCATTAGGCACCTCCCAGCATACAAGCTCCAATTCAACGCGCCCCTCAATCGTGAGATCCACCTGCTGCACCCATGCGGGGCGCTCGATTTTGAGCAGGGTGTCGACGAGCCACACCAAAGATCCAGGCGATAAAAACGCATATTCAAGCATACACGAATAACGGACGACCGTCCGGGTGAATCCGTAGGCGACGGCTTGCCAGCGAAGCAGCCGGTAGGCGGTCGACGTATCGTAAACGGCCACCGTCTCAATCGTTTTGACGCGCCGCCCGTATGTCTGCAAAGAAAGCTGACTCGATAGGCTGGTATGGTCGCCACCAACAAAACCTTGACCCGTCATGCGGGCGGAGGATGCGGTTGCATTATTGGTGAGGTCCATCGCGTATTTTATCTCAATCTCATTGGCCACATCGTCAAAGCCCGCCCGCTGGGCACGATCCATTCGGACCACCTGCGTATAGGCGGGGCCCGCATAAAGAGTCCCCACGCAATCGGCCTGGGTGGGTACAATCGGGATCGGAATCACCCGCCACCCATCCGGGCCTATCAGGACGGCGACCGGGAGGAGGGGGAGGATCGCCCTTGTGATCCAGTCCAAGGGGCTGAGTTGTTGCTGTACAAACGCCCCGATTTGATACGCATTGAGGGCGTCCCGCGCCGATGCGAGTGCACCGCGATCGATAGGCAGCGTCGAAAGGGCCAAGACCGCCTCCAAAACCGAGCCCGCTCCAAGGGCTGCCCCCGTGCCCGTGATCGCCAGAAGCCCCGCCCCGCCCTGGTCCCAGGCGACCTGATAGGTGATTGCTGGGTCGCTGGCGATCGTGGTCGCTGCCGTCAGATCCACCAGAGTCACGATTCGCCCAAGCCCATCCGGACCAACGTAGACCGGTAGAACCTCGGTCGTCGATCCGTCGGAGACGGTCACATATTCGGCTGACACCGGGTGCCCCGCCACAAGAAGGGTCAGCGCATCAAATTGTGTAGCTTCGACCACCAGGGCTACCGCCCCGATCGTGCCATCAGATCCAGGTGCACCCAGGATCGTTGGGTAAAAAAGACCGATCGCAGGTTCCGCAGCATCCGGCCAGGTCGAAGCCGAGACGACCGCGCCGGGGTCGGGGATTAGGCCACGGTCCTGGGTCGCCGCTTCGGTTCCTTCGATGGTCAGGACCTCATTGGGGCCGCCCCACTGGTAGCCCGTCACGAAGCCGCTTAGAAGTATTTGGCGTTCTTCCCAGGTATCGCCTTGCTTCCATAGGGCAATCTCAACGGGGGCCCCATCTAAAATATACTGAGCGGCCAGGGCAGCCGACGGGTTGAGGTCCACCGACGGCGACAGGTCGACGGTCGCCTGTCTCTGTTCGGGTTGCAGGCCAAGCCAAGGGGCCGTCTGGGTCACCTGAGCGCCCGTGAGACCGCCACCGATAGATAGCCCACCTCCGTCGGAGTCGATCTCCAGAGGCGATTCAGCCCAGCGGTAGACGCGTCCGGCGACGGTGAGGGAGACAACCCACCAAAGCGACGCCCCTTGGAGGTCCTGTCTTGTCCAGTGGCGTCTCATGGCTCCTCCTCAAGAATCATACCGGTCAACGTCAGAACTTCGCTACTTGCCTCGTTTCCACGCACGATATTAAGCGAGCCTGGATCGGTGATTCGACCGTATGTGATCTGGCCAGGGTTCGTGTAATTTTTGGTGCCTGTGTTGTTGGCTTGTTGGGAGATGTTGCCGATATAGACGACGTACCTCCCAAGGTTTTCTTCAACCACGCCCACCATTGAAAGGGCCGTGGCATGGAGAGCAGCATTGCCCACGCCCGCCGTCGACAAGCGCACGTAGTCTGGGGTCGGGGACGTTGCAAAAATCTGCGAGGTAGGCAGCAATTCGCCAAACTCTAAAGGCACCCGGCGAATCGACGGGCCCAGGCGGCGCCATGAACGGGGACCACCCGGAGGGCGTGAGGATTGCGCCTGTTGCACAAAGCTAATTTGCCGACCGTTGCTTGGCCGACGCCCCAGAACCGCCACCGATCCGAGAAGGACTTGGCCGACGATTAGATACCCCTCTGCCGTAGTGATGGCTGGGAAAGTCAGCTTATACTTCTGATAAATCGTTGGTTGAGCGACGATTGCGACCGTGCTGGGTGAATACAGGTACGCAGTGCCAGAGGTGCCCTCGGTCCCGTCGATACCGTCAAGCTGGAAAATAGCGGAGAAGCTGGAAGATGCGCCTATTTGCCCCTCTGTATTGGCAGCGATTTTGCGCACCTTCCCGCCACCAAGGTCGATGGAGCCGCCCGCATACTGATTGCGGACTGCAAAACCGGCCGTCCCTCCTGAGGGAATCGTGACAAAACGTCCGCTTCGGGTGTACGAAGCGCCCCCCGTTACGGTCGAATTCCAGGAGGCTACCAAAACCCATGCGGCTCCAGACCACCCGTAGAGGCCGGCCGTCTGAGCATTGGTGCCCAGGATGGCCAGTGCCAGGGGGCGACCGAGAAACCCGTCAGTCTCAGCGACGCTATGAAGGTCGAAAACCAGGGAATTCGACACCGATGAATCGAGCCAAAGGGCTTGACGGGGGGAGGGCGCTATCGAGGGGAAGATGCTGTCTGGCCCATGCTCGTACCTTGCATCTATCGCCCATTTTTCGCCAGCGAAGGTGGGGCCGGAGGTCGCCAGGATTGACGTGGAGCCGTCCAGGCTGACAGGGCTTGATGCGTACCGACGCCCCAAAAGCCCATCGGGGAGGTCCACCGCACCGAGCCCGGTGCCGACGTAGTCGGCGCCCTCGTCGTCGATCCAGAAAAACGACCGCCACGAGACGTCGCTGGCAGCGCCCACTCCAGGGGGTACTCCCCAATCAATCAGGTTGGCGGCCCATCCCGCGCCGTTATCACCCAGCGCCACCGAATCGACGAGGCGCGTCCAGAGGCGGCGGGGGGAGGTGGGATCGGTGACCGCCGACCGATACCAGACTGAGGCGACGCCGTCGGTGATCGACGCCAAGACATTGACCTCGCCTGAAATTGTGGCCGTGGCCAGGGTGGCCCCCGATTGCTGGTCGACCACCGTGAGGGTCGTGGCCGATACGGTGATCGTAAGCTGGTACCCGCTGGTCCCGTCGGCAGTGCGGATGCGGGTGCGGTAATTGCCCGTCGATACCGACGCCGACCACGCGGCGATCGCCCCGCCCGCTACGGTCCCACCAGGTGCGGCCGAATACAGGATCGACTCTCCGAGGGTGGTGGCGTCTCGCAAAAGGCCGGAGGATAGGGACTCGGTGGGGGTGCCCACCACCGTCCGCGTCCAGCCAGAATCGCCGGGGAGATCCAGAGGGAGCCACGTTTGGCCCCAGGTGACCTGTCTGCTATCCGTGCGTTGGGGATCGTAGCCCGGCATGGTCACACTTGAATAGCCACCTAACAAATAAAGCGACAACGAACCGCCATCGTAGGCACTCGGATTGCTTTGTTGAGACGCCAGGATCGCCCATTGGCCCTGGTACCAACAGCTATGTCCATCAGAGGGATACGTCCCAGAATCCGCCGACCACCATTTGCCCGCACCACTGGTAAATGACGATTTGGCCATCGCAATCCACGTTGCATCCAAATCCTGAGACGTAAAAGCGACCCATGCGTTACCAGTTGTTGGCAAACGTCCGGAGCAGAAAAGAACGCCCGTCTCATCGGCAGTCAGCAAAAACTCCCCATCGGTCGCATATTTTCCGCCACCGTTTAGCGTCGCCCAGACCTCGGACGTGGGGGCGACCGATACCTTGGTGGCGTCGCCAAAAGCCTGATAGCCGCTTTCGATTCTGGCCACGTAGGGAAGCAGGGTGATATGCGAGATATACCCTATATAAAACGAACCACCGGAGGCGATTACTTCGATATGGCTTCCGCCGTTTTGGGCAGACCCCACCAAGGTTCTATCAGACGACCACACCAGACTAAACGAAGAACCGCCATCAGAGCTTGCGTATTGCCTAAGCTCATCCTGGGTATCCGTGGATGTGTCGCTGCTTCTAAGCCAAGCCATGTACACAATTTGGCCAGCGGAATAGGCGACGCGGCAGCGCATGATCGTATAGTAGGTCGCGCCCCCGATGGCGACGGCTTCGGGGAGGACGCCGCTGGACGACAAAGCCCAGGTCGTACCATCATCATCGGACTGCATACAGCGGGTGATAGCCGTGGAGTCCGAGAGATTGGCGACCCAAGCGAACAGTAAAACCTTGCCGGACGGAAGCTGCACTAAACACGGGGCGGCACCGAGGCTCCAAGATGAGTCGGTTGTGATCGTGGCGGGGGTTGACCATGATCCGCCGGGGGATTTACTTGAGACGTAAATCGTACGGGCCAACGAGCCATAAGTCCAGACCGCTAACAGCTTCCCAGACTGTAAAACAATTATGTTTGGATGGCTTTTAAGATTGGAGGTTGACCAGACGACCGGCTCCCAGCCCACCAAAACGGTAGGGGCGTCCCACCCGTAATCAGACCCACCATTGTTCCACCGGAAAGAAGCGCCCGTCCGGCCAACGTTTCCACCCTGCTGAGTGGTGATGGTGAGGGTTTTGCTGGCGTCGGCAAATTTGCCGGATGCACCAAGGCCCATCGCATACGTCGATTCATCGGGCTGAGGCGTGCCCGGCAATGGCGAAAAGCCCGTGTAGCTGGATCCCGCTGCTATTGCGTCAGGAGCCCAGTTAGAATCGGGGATAAGCAGGGCCTGGAGTAGGGCGGGGGAGCGATCAATAGCCATAGCTGGGCCTATGTCCTGGGCGTCCAGGGGTAGAGGTGGGGGCGCGGTTATTGGCGCGTCTAAACTCGCTTAGGAGGGCTTGTAGAAGGGCAGGAACGGAAGACCGATCCATTCCTTCGGCGACGTCATCCGGATGAACCGTCTGAGTGGGGGCACCCGTCGACATGGCGGCCACAGCCTCACGCACACCATGCCTGCTGGCCGTTTGGCGGTCGACTACAATCTCGCCCCGTTGCAGGGTGGCAGAAAACTCATCGGCGGCCAGCCCGCCCGCTGGGCTGGCAAACATTGTGCCTGAGTGGAATTTCGGTGGGGGAGACGCTGCGATCACGCCCACATTGATTGCACCGGCAACACCGGCGGCGGCGGCCAGGGCAAAATTCACGGGGGGAGGTGCGGAGCCGAGAGCCTGGGAGACGGCCAATGCTGCGTTGACCGTAGCCGTGGCGATGGCTGCGGCTTTTTGAGCGCGCCAAATTGCCATATAGGCCCGCTTATGCCCCTCTGGGTCGATGGAGTCCAGGAGCTGCCCGAAGCTGCTTTGAAGTCCGCCCATCGCAGAAGCGGCGGCGGAGACGTAGCCGGTGATGGCGGCCTTTTGGGCTGCTGCTGCGTCCTTTGCAGACTTGGCGATCTTTTGGTCGTAAAGCTCAATCGTCGCATACTTGGCGGCCTCGTAGGCCTTTATCGCCTCAAGGCGCTGAGGGTCGCCGGAAGCCTGCTTGAGTGTCTGTTGGTATGTCGCCTCAAGCGCCGCCAACTCCTCTTTTTTTGCAGCCTTGATCGCAGCGACGCCGGATAACTGGGCGTTTGTGGCTTTTTTTGACGCTTCCTGCAACCGCTCAATACCGGATGCAAAGTCTTTTTGCGCTCTATCCTCCTCCTCGACATCGGCCTTATAGGCATCGGCAGCCTTTTTGCGAGCCTTCGCCAAGTCCTCGGCGGCCTTCTTTTCGGCGTCCGCCTGCTCTTTGGCTGCCTTCGCCCCGTCTTTTTGCGATGCGGTTACCCGCTCTTGAGTCTGGATAAAATCCGCCCCCTTGGACGATGCGCCCTCCAGAGACGCGCCCAAAGCCTTGACGGTATCCGAATCCTCAATCGCTGTGATTGCAGATTTGGCCAGCGTTTTATTCAGGTTGTCGAACGCGATCAGTGCGTCCTTAGCCCCGTCGGGGAGGGCTACGCCGGTCACCTCACTCAGATAGACGATCGATTTGGCGAGCCCTTGGATGGGGGCGAGGGGGGCCAAGAGGGCACCAAAAAAACCTTCGGCCATAAAGACCGCAAAATCCTCCAGAAGATTGCGGCCTTTGGAGAACGTCTCAAAAAGCTCCATCCCTTCCAACGCCAGCCCGACGGCGGCGTTGGCTGCCTTCTCAAAAGCGGGGGCAACGTTGCCGCCCACGTCGACGACGAGACGCTGGCCTATCGACAAGAGGGCGTCAAAGGCGGCGTTTACATTTTTGATAGACTGGATCGTTTCTGGCGGCACGGCGGGGTAGAAATCGCTTCCAATCGCTTTGAACCCGTCCAACGCCGTCAATGCGTCATCGGCGGCGAGGGTGGCGGCACCGAGGGCGACGACACCGAGACCGGCGGCGGCGGCAAAAGCGGCCATCCCTGCGGCGGCAGCGACCAGGGGATCGGCGGCCAGAGCCGAGAAGGCTTCGGCGGTGTCCTCGATTTTGCCTTTTAGCCCCTCAAGGCCCAATGCCTTCATCGCAGATCCCGCGCCCTTCCACGCGTCGGCGGATTCTTTGGCCGCGCCCTTGGCGCTTTTGGCGGCGTCGGCCTCCATTTTTGCGAATTGCTGCCCCATTTTTAGGGCGGCAGCGGCGGCAGCTTTATCGGTGACGCCTGGCACCTTGGCCAGCTCGGAGGCGTAGGCGGCGATATCGCCGCTGATTTTGAAGACGTATGCCTCAGCCACCAGACACCTCTCTTAAAGCCGCTTCGGTGGCCTCTATGGCGGCCGCCTTGCCTGGGCCCCCTAACAGTTTTCGGGTCGGGCTGCCCTTAATCAGGGGCGCATACGGGGCCAGATCGGCCAGGACTGCCTCAAAGGTCGTGCCCTTCGGGTTGAAGGACAACGAGAGGGACGCCTTGGAATAGCCGCTTGATACTGGCCAATCGTCGAAAGCTCGGAACATGACGGTGGCGAGGCGAGCGTCCATCTCAGCTAAGAGCTTCGCCTGGAGGGCGTTGAGGAGGGCCAGAATCGGGGCGGCCACGTCGGGGGCGGTGACGGTGACGCCTTGGGACGCGGCGAGAACACCTTGGCGATTGGCAAGGTATTTGCTGGCGTTTAGCTCCCAGCGTGACGCTTGCTCATTGAGCGTCGGACGACGGAAGCGAGTCGCGCCCCGCTTTGTGGCGGCTTGTCTGGCCTGGGTGGCGGCGGCCCAGGCATCTCGGACGGCCCAGAATTTAGAAGTAGCTTCGAGCATTACCCCTCCAAATCAAGAGCCTCTATCGCTGCCTTTTCGTGCGCGGTCATGCTGAACCACCGAAGGGCATCGCCTGTCCAGTGGTGCGCCATTTTCAGCCCCCGTCGGACGTGTGAGCCGGCGGGGGTAGCGTAAAAACCATCGCGTCTAAGGTGTCTTTTTCGGGGGCCGGCATCAGTTCGGCCACCCATGCGCTTACCAGTTTTTCGCCTACTTCGCTCCATGCAATTGGGGCAACGCCTACCGAGGCCATCCGCTCCATCGCCAAGCGTGCATCCTCACGGACGTCACGGAGGGCGAAGGCTGTTTCGGCGAAGGCTTCTTGGGCCTTTTGTAGATTCTGGCGGGCGGTCAGGAGCGCCATCCGGGCGCCAGAAACCTCGTCAGGTTGGGCCACCTTTAGGAATTGGCGTGATTCCAACTCCTCTTGGGTGGCGCAATCGACCTCGGCCTGGGCCTTGGCTTGCCACGGAGGCGACGGCCAGGCCAAAGCGAGGGCGAGAGCTTGGAGGGCGACGCGTTCCGGGACGGTGGCTGATAGGTACAGCCCCGCCACGGTGTGCCGGATTTCTGGTGCTGGGAGACGGAGTGCGATCACGAATACCTCTTAGGTGCGGGTGCAACCACCGTAACACGTGATGTCAAAAGACAGCTTATTCCCTGCGTCGCTTTCTTCCCAGGAGGCGATCCCGCGACACTTTGCCAGGGTGTACGTATTGGTCGCACCCGCGTAAGATTCGACGGCGATCATCGTAAAGGCCCAGACGACGCCGCCAGGGTCGGTGGTCGTGGCCGAGGCCCAGTCGCCGGTCTTGAGGAAGGCGTCGATCACGGATGAGCCGGTCTGATCGCCGTCGACGTAGATCGTACCGGACATCTTGATCTCGTTGTCGTCGCCGGGGATCAATTCATAGAATTGACCACGATCCAGAATCTTGATCGCCGCGTAGTTCCCATTCTCCAGAGTGGAGAATTTGAAATCGCCGGGGCCTGGGCCGACGGCACGGGTGAGGGGGGTGCCAGTACCGTCTTTGATTGTGATCGACGTGTAGCGACGACCAATAACGCCATGTGCCATTTTAGACTGCCTCAGTGGAGAAGGTGATTTCAAAGCTAAGATTTACGGCGACCCAATCGCCGATAATCTGGAAAGTTGAGAACGTGTCAGCGGGGGTGATTCCGAATTCGGTGGTCCAGCCAGAAGCGAGCAGCCACTTCCAGAGGGCCACGCGGGCGACGTCGGCTTTGTCCCAATCGTCGACGCGGGCGGTCGCGCGCATCCTGCTCAGGAAGCGGATTGTCCAGATTGTTCGGGGGTATAACTGTTCGTTGGCGTTGGCCCGGCTTCTGGTCAAGTTGAGATTGCGGTTGTCTACAAAGAAGCTGAGGTGCGCCGCTGGTTCGGGGTCATACTCAGGGACGAGCGGGACTTTTGCCTCTCGCCAAGCGTCGGTCGTTGTGGATCCGTAGCTGCTATCGACGGGGAGAGCAGCGATTCGGGTAGTGATGGCCTGCCTTACTTCGGAGGGGGTCACAGGCCATACCTGCGATAAGTGTTGCGGAACATCGTGCGGGGTTGACCGCCATTGAGGCTGACAACGCCGGAGGAGGAGGCACGGGCCAGAGGGTTATCGACGAGGCCATCTTGGTCCTGATCGAGTTGGACGGACGCCGCCGACCACGCCTTTTCGTAGCGCCCCATCTCCTCTTTTGCCAGCTCTCTCCAGTGGTTCCCGTCGGCGTTGAGCCCGAAGGACTGGAAGAGCTTGGAGAGGGAGAGGTGGAGGTGGGCTTCCCGCAAGGCGTCGGGGGTGCGGACCATATAGGGGAGGCGCCCCTCTTGGATCAGGCGGGTGACCACCTGCTTCCACGCTTGGTCGATGGGGCCTTGAAAATTGGCCATCCGGCCGACGCGTTGATCGGCCAGGGCGTCGTACTCAGCGATCAGGTCAAGATCTGTCACGACCGGAAAGACGGGGCATTTTGCCAGGGCGGCAGTACGTCGGAATTCACGGACGGCGGATTCGCCCGTAAACGAGAGCAGCCAGACCTCGATATACCCCTCTCCCAGCGGTAAGGTGCTAGCGAGACTGGCCGCCGGAATCGTATAGGTCGCGATGCTGCTGACGATCGACACGGAGGCGGAGACCACCGATGCGCCGCCGATCGCCAAAAGTTGGTACGTGCCTGAGGCGGGGGCCACCAGTGCGCCGTCGTGATAGACTGGCAATTGCACCCGTGTATCCTTGGCCAATACCAAAAGGCTTGGGTAGGCCACACGGGCGGAATATGTGGTGATCCCCGACGGTGTCATCCGGTGACCTTGACCACGAAGTCGTCACAGAGGACCGTGTTGGATGTGCTTGCGGCGCTCCAAGTGGCGGTCAGGCGGACGATTAGGGCACCATTGGTGGCCAGTGTGGGCGGCGTGACGCTACTCACGGTGGTCCCGACGGTGCCGGAGAGCTTGGCGGTGGCGGTCCCGTTGGCGCTCACGGCGGAGGATGCGCTGGCGGCGGCCTGGCCGACGAGGCGGAAGGTCAATTGGTAGTAGTCGTTGGCCAAGACCGCGACGGCGGTGGTTTGGGCTAAGACGGTGCTACCAATGTACAGCTTCAGATTGAGGGTGGGTGTCGCCGTGATCCCGGTGATCCGTGCGGTCGTTGTGATTTCGACCAGCGTCCCCAAACCAATCGAGCTGGCCTCCAGGGTATGGGTGCCCAGATCTGTTTCGGTGGTGGTATTGGTGACGGTGGTCGTGCCCTGCTTGATGTGGACGGGGCCGCCGATTTTGCGGGCGGTTCCGCCGGCGACGCCGCCTGTCGTGGTCATCGTCGAAGTCGACGTAACGGCGGCGGCGAAGTTCTGGGCGGCTGTCCAAGTGTTTGCCGTGCTCAGGATGGTCGCAAGGGCGTTTGCGGCGGCGACGGTAGACATCGCGGTCCAGGCGGACCCGTTGTGGAAGATCACCACCCAATCACCCGGCTTCAGGGTGGCGATTGTTGCGGGCGCGGAGGACCGGATCACAAGGTTGTTGGTGGAGCCGGAGTTGTAAAAAGCCTTGAGCATCCCGCCGATTTCGCAGGTGGCCACGGCGGTCACGTTCCGATTGGCCACCCCGCCGTTGATCAGACTCACCGCAGCGGAGGACTCGTCAAAAGTCGCGTCAGCGGAGATTGTGGTGCTCTTGACCCCGTGGTCGCCGGCGTTCTCAAGAACCATCTGGCGGCCCCAACGCAGGAGAGAGCGACCGGTGTATCCTTCTAAAAGTGCCAAGGTGTACCTCTATTTTTCGGTTTTTTCTTGCCGGAGTACGGCGGAGCGTACGCGCTTTTCCGCTGCTTCCTGGCTCAGTTTCGGGTTGTTTTTGCGGAGGTCGCGTGCGGTTGACGCGATGGCCTCGCGCTTTTCAGATTCACTATTAGCCACGATAAACCTCGGCCTTCGCTTGGGCGATGCGGGTTTCAATGGCGCTCAATTTCTCAGCTTTTAGGCCCGCGTCCGCGTAGCTCTTGGAGCGGGTCGTGCTGTACAGCGAATCCAGCTCGGCCCGACGCCCCTGGACGGAATACTCCGATGCGGGCTGGACTTTCCCAGCTTTCACCAGGGAGGCGATCCAGCAAGCCCGGAGAGCCGGGTGAGAGACAGGGATCGCGGGCTGGCGAGGATCGACGACCCGAAGACCGCCCCAGGGGGTGTGGTAGTGCGCGCCGTTTTTGACCGGGAGAACCCGGAGAAGCGCGCCACCGTTGACGCCAGGGGGGCAGAACTCCGAGGGGACTTCGGTCCAGGGATCGAGCAGCACTAACCCCGCCTCTCGTTCCTCGTCAGAGAGGGCGGGCTTGCCGCGTACCAGCGTTTCCTCTGGAGACCATCCGGGCTCGGACCAAACGCCGTTCACACCAGGGACGGCGGCGAATTCGTGCGCCTCTGGCAGCCATGCAAAATCACCGAGACCGAGAGCCTTTTTGAGACCATCGGGGGCGTCGCGCAAGTCAGCCAGGAAGGGACGAGAAGGGTCAAAGCGTAGCCAGAAGGCGGGCTTTGCAGGTCCGTCGATGGTGGAAGCGGCGGTCGGCCTTGCGGCCGGATTCGCTGCTATCGCAGATTGGGCAGTGGAAACGCTGGGAACGGCCATCAGTCACCTATCAGGAGGGGGTCTTGGTGTTGACGAGGATCTGGATCGAGGTCAAGGGCTCAGAGAGGGTGGCACCCAGGAAGCCCAGGATCTGCTTGCCAAGGGTCGCGCTGTTGAGGGCTTGCACAAGGTCATACAGCACAATTCCCAGGTCGGGGAGATAGACCGGGTTCACGGCGGCAGGAAGGGCGACGCGAGTGGGATCGGCCTTCACGCGGCGGATTGCGCCGGGGCTGACTGCGAAGCCGAGGTCGGCACCGCCGGAGGTCTGGACGTCATTGGTGAGGACGACATCATAGCCGAGGCCGAAGGGATCGCTCAGGCGTTGCATCCCGGTATAGCGGGCGGCCTGGCGGAGGGCGTCCAGATTGAAGGTGAAGCCGGGCTCAGACCGCAGCGAATTGATCGCGCTGTTGAAGGACGCGGGGGACACCGTGAGGGCAGGGGTGCCTAAAGCCTGTGCGCCGAGGCGTAAACGGGCCTTGTAGGCGATGGAAAACAAATTGTCGCTATTGAGCTCCAAAGCGGTATCGCCAACGGTGGCGTAGCTGATACCGGAGCCCGCAACTGCGAATAAATAGCGGTTGGTGGCGATGTAGTTGGCGACTACCATATCGGCCAGCATCTCCAGGGTCACGGTGGCACCCTGGAGGCCGATCACCCGATTCTGAGCGGATTGGGTGTAGCTCAGGTCGTATTGGGCGACGCTGGCGGTGCTATAGCCGACATCGTAGGCCGAGGCCGCATTGAGGCTGGTCTCACCGCCAGATGCGGTCATGCGCTTGGAATAACCGACGTTATTCATAAACGGCAGGCGCATCGACGTGGAGCCGAGACCGGAGAGGTCGACGGGCATCCCCATCAGGTCGGTGACGTCGGCCTGATCCATGATCGCCAGAGCGATCAGTTCCATCAGGCGGTAGGAATACTGGACGCCGGCGGCAAGCCCTTGGGCCTGTGTTGCTGGCGAGGTAATAGAGGTGGTCATAACTCAAATTCTCCAGGGAAAGACTGTTTTCCTGGGCTTCGAGTTTAGCGCCTTCGAGGCGTAGCCCTCAATATGTGGCAGCCCTTCCCGCGCTTTTTACGAGAGCGACTCGTGAGGGCGGCTGCGATACTATAGAGCTACCACAGCCACCCCGTAACGTCAACCAGGGGAATCGAGCAGCGACCAATTTTTGTCCGTCTCCGCCTTGATCTGCGCCCGCCGTTCTGGCGTCGCCGTTCTGGCCTCGGACAAAAGTTTCGCATTGGCGGCTTGGATTTGCTCGGCGGTCATCCGAACGACCGGCGGGGCGTTGGTGGCTGTGGGGGTCGTCGGAAGCTTGCTCGGAGGCGGTTCGGTGGGCTTGGCAGCGGGCGGGGGTTCGGTCTTCGGAGGGGCGGCTTGGGTGGTTTGGGCCTGGGCGGCACGGAAGCGCTGAGCCACGGCATCCCGGGCGGCCCCTTCGGCGTCACCGAGCCACGCCGCAAAGTCCGTTTCGTAACCGGCTTTCTGGGCCTTCTCATACCGAGTCTGGAGGGTCTCCAGGCTATCGGGGTCGAACTCAAAGCCGTTGGCCTTGGCAGCCAGGGGGGCGGCTTGCTTGGCGAGCCCTTCGGCCTTTTGGAGGCTCATGGACAGCTCTTTGTTTTTCTCGGATAGCTTGGATACCCGCTCGTCAAAGGTTGCCTTTGGTACGACGTTATCCACTGCCTTAGAGCAGTGGGGACACATAAAATCACTCATGTTTTACTCCGCTGGGAATTGACAATACGTTTCGCCCAAGCCCGGCCGGGGTTGCCACCCCAAAGGAGCCAAGCCTGATAGCCTTTCGAGTCTACGCCCCATCCTTCGCCGGATTTATCGACTTCGTGACGGGCAAAAAAGGAGACCATTCTTTTGAGGGTAGACAGAGACACCGGGCGGCGGTTGGCGAGATCGCGGGCGCGGGCGACACCCACCGCCGTTCCGCCACGGTTTGACGGGGGCTGCTCGGCCCGAAGGTCGAGGCCACGACGGGCGGCAGCGGCCACAGAGGCGGGCGGGGTCCAGGATTCGGTCACTTCAGATCCAGGGCGGCCCGGATGTTGGCTAAGGAGGCTTTGATAGCCGGTATATCAATATCGGCTCCGTCGGCGTCGATAGGGAGGAGTTCGTCCAGGGCGTCCAGCTCCCCGGCCACATCGTCGATGGCCTTGGCCTCGGCCTCCTCGGAGGTGTCGTCTTCCCTTGGTAGTTCGGTCGACGCCTCTTCGGAGGTGCTGTCCTCCTTGGGAAGCTCATCGGATTCTGTTATATCTTCCTCTTTTTCTGCTTCTGGTAGAGGTGCGCTCAGGAGCGTCTCTTCTTCGCGAATCCGGCGAAGGTGGAGAACGGCCTCCGCCCGGCTTTGGCCAGGGTGACGGCGGAGCCAGAGGTCGACCGTCGAAATTAGCCCGAGGCTTTTGTCATGGTCCTCTTGTTCCCGTTGGGCCTTCTCTTCGTCGGGGCTGAGGGGGATTTGCTGATAAGAGATCGACCACCCGCCTTCGGGCCAATCGCCGACACCGGCCAGGCGTGCCAGGGCGGCGATCTTTTTGAGGGCTTGCAGGTCGCACTTGCGGAAGAAAGGGGCGACCATGGCGGCGACCATTCGCTTGGCGGATTGGGTGATGGAGAGGGCACCGGCGCTTGTGGGGTTACTGGTGTTGCGCTGGACTTGATCGCCCGCGAGGCCGAGGCGGGCGAGCTGCCCTTGGGTGTAGCCGTCGGTAAATTGCGAGAGGGCTTGCAGATTGTTTCCGCCCTGAAGCTGGGACACGGAGGGGGAGCTTTTGGCGTCGGCGGATTCTTGCAGGAAAAGGATCGACCCAGGGGTGACGGGGATCGAATCGCTGGACGACGGATCCCCGCCTTGGGTGCCCATCATTAGGCCCCTCTGGTTCCCAGCGGGCTTCTGGAGGTTGATCGCCATAATCGGAGGGACGGCTGCCGATAAGGCAGCGCGAAGGCCGTAAGTCGATAGCACGATACTATTGAGCGCCCCCACGCGTGCGCCGCGTCGGCCGGTGAGGTTCCAGAGGGATCCGCTGTCAATATCGCTGTAGAATTGATAGGGAATAAAGGGGGTTCCGTCGGCGTAGCGGTAGGGGTAGGCGTCGCCTTCCAGCCCTTCGGGCGGGGCGTACTCGCCACCGACTAAGAGGTGGAGGTTTGAGCAGTAATTTCCTTCGGCGTCCAGCACGTAGTGGCAGGGGGTGCCGTCGATCTTGTAGCAGAACCAATACCACGCATAAGACGGAGAGCCAGGAGCAACGCGGCAATATCGCAGTTCACGAAGCTCTAAAAGCTCCGAAGCATCCACGGTGTCCGTCCTCGTCCAGATTCGGTGGGGGTACGCGTTGCGGACGACGAGGTCGCCCTTGGTGCCGAGGCTGAAAGCCAGAACCCAATCCCCGATACCAAAAACGCACTTCTGGACGTATTGCATCTTGGTCCACAAACCGGCTTCCGACGCCCAGCTAAGCAGTCCACCGCCGTCGGGGATCAGATGCTCAATCATCGGGGCACCGAGGCCATAGAGGCCAGGGGTGCTGAGTTGAACGGCGGCGGTGAGTAAGGTGTTGGCGGAAACGTCGGGCGGCCCGACCATATCGGCGGCAGCGCCAAGGTGTTGCTGCATCCATCCGTTGACGACATCATTGGGGTCGTCGCCGTAGCTCTCCGAGAGCAAAATCAGCATGGTCGCCTGGGAGCGCCAACGGGCGTCGGTCTCGTCATCAGGTGGACGGGGAGGCGGGGGAATAGATTGCATGGGCGGATTCTACCTTGTTTTTTGAGAGACGACAACGGAGGCGGTTTTCGTTTTAGAGGCGTGCTCCAAGCCGTAACGCACCGAATCTAAAATATCTTTGAGCGGGCTACGTTTATCGCCATTCCATTTTTGACAGGAGCGCACGAAGCCGACGCACCGAGGGTCCACTGTTATTTGGTGCTCACAGAATATCGAGTTGAGGAGGGAGAAGCCCTGGATAAACGAGCCGCCGGTTTTATAGGGGACTTCCAGGCGGGGGAAACGGTCCTGCTCCACCCTGTAGACTTCGGCCAAGTGTAAGCGTAGGAGCTTGTTGCTTTTTTTGACTTCTTGGCGGTAGGCGTCGGCGGAGCGGTCAAAAACCCAGTCGTCGATGTGCTCCCAGGAATAGCCCCAAGCATCCAACATTCTCTTGATGTTTTCGGCGTCTTGCTTGCTGGTAGTCGGTTTCATGTTTGAGGGGTCGCAACAGACCTCCCCAAGCAAGATC